CTGCTGATTGGCCTTCCCTACTCGAGAGAGGGGTCCGGCTTTCCAGCAATTCACGGAGTTATTCGACCAGGATTTCGCCTGGAAGTTCCCTAGCTCACAATAAGCTCAGAAGTCATGAACAACCACGGGTTCTGCAGCCATCTCTACAACGTACGCAGGATGCGGACGATAGAGCTCTGCACCGAGCAGCTTCGGAAAATCATTGTCGACGAACAAAGCGCCAACCTCCGAAAAACTACTCCTTTATTTTAAGTTGTTTAAACAAAGTTGGTATGCTGTTTGTCGCATTAATAGCGTTATTTACTTTTTTTGTTTACCTTAAATAAATCTATATATTCTTCTGATTGCTTACATTTACAGAAGGACTAAACCGATGAGGTAACGCACGAATGCCTTCTCCCGTAATTCCATAAATTGACCCAAGATTAAAAGCGTAACGTGAGGACCTACCGCGATAGATGTAACGAGTTGGAGCTCCCATTAAACCGGGAACTTGAGCGTAAATAGTTTCAGTCAAAGTCTGACAATATACGGGAGGATTGTACCTCCATTCCGCTCTTGTTACTTCTGTAGCACCAGGTGTCGCTGTGGTAGTTAAAAGCGTACCCATTTGACGTGGGTGAGCCACGCCGCCGCCAGTGGTTCCTTCAGCTGACGTATTTCCCTCAGGAGTATTGTATGGGTCGTAAGATTGACTAGAAGGAGCGTCTCCGAAGTAATAAGTGTATGCGCCCGTATCACGAATACCAAAAGGAGGATTATAAGTTGTTGAAACCTTGGCGTTAGCTATTTTTTGAGTTGTAAATCCTCTAAAACCGGTGTAAACACTCATTTCTCCGCTTGGAGAATAATAAGTAAAGTTATAATCCGACCAATAACCAGAAACTGCAACAGGTACTGCCCTCCAACTATCGACTACGTAGGCACCTGAGTTAGGAGGACCTATAACGGGGCGTCCATAATCAGCGCCAAAATCGTTAACGCCATACCATGACACTTGATTTCCTAGCGAATCGACGTAACCGCTCGAAACGACTAGGTATTTTTGAGCTAAAGCCAGATCATCGCCAGCACGATAAGGTCCAGACTGTTGCTGATGCAGTCCAGTGTCGTACTTATAGTTAACAAGTGAAATGTAACCCACGGAAAACTCAACAGAGGGCTACTTTAAGTATACCTAGTTAAATTATTCGGCTGGAGGTTGTCTTTTAGAATCCACTGTGACGATATCTAAAGCAATTTTTTCCATATCCGACTTGTATTCCTCTTTAACAGAGGCAAGTTCTTTTTTTAGCTCGTCTAACTGAGCCAAAAGTGCTGAATTGTCTGAAGACTCGCGACGACGAGTGTGTCCGATAGGAAGAACCATGGTTAGTCTCTTTTACTATTAGTGTACTGCTGGGCTTTCTTTTAGCACTAACCCTTTCGGGTAAATCCCCGCGAGTTTTTTCTTCATACTCACTGACTGTTGCTTCAGGGATTTCCCCACGCTCAGCCATTGCGTAAAATTTACGTCTTTGAGCCTCTGATTTAAAAGGAGCCATAGAAAAACCCCCGTTTCCGGGGGAATTTTAGTATTAAAACGTAAATTAAGCGGCGTCTAAGAACAAGAGCTTCTGACGGAAAGCGTCAGGGCTCATTTGACTCAGATAACGCCAAGCTTGCTCGGGATTCTGATTCATGGTTTGGGAGAAACCATTCCACTGAGTGTCAGGATCGTTGCGAACTGCGCCTGCAGAAGCAGGAACAGCAGGCATGTCATAACGAGGTTGATAAGCTGCTTGCTGAGCAGGATAACCAGAGTTATCTGCATCTACTGGATACACTTCGGTGAAGAACCGGTTGGTGTAATCAGCTAGTTGATCAGGATCAGTAAGAATATGCTCCATTGCAGCGCCACGTGTGGCGATGGAGTTCATATTTTCGTTCTGAGCAATCAGAGCGTCTTCGAGAGTAACAGCATACTGATTAAGGATGCCGGGAGCCTCGATGCCGAAGTGATTAACGACTTGAGCGCTTGCGGGGCTTAGCTGGGGGGCTTGGCTGCGCCCCGTAGAAGCCTGAGAGGAAGCTTGGGTCGTAGAGACGTTGTTGGAGTAAGTCGGGGCTGCCGTAGGCGCTTGGTACGCCCATGGTTGGGCCTGTAAAGGCTGACTGTACTGAGGAATAGCCTGTTGCGTCGTCGCGTATTGTGGAGACGGTGCTGTTTGGCTGGGGAGTGGTGACATCCTGGACACCACCCGCTCCAGGCTGCCCATTGCTGCTTCCCACGGATTGTTCGGGGAGTAAGCGGACGGAGACTGGTTGTACTGGTTGCTGGTAGAAAGGACCGAACCCTGTGTTGCCTGCGACGGCATTTGGGCTGTAGGTACCGAAGCTACCGCCGGGGTACTGGTTTGCGCCACCCACTGCGGGTAAGCGGTTGAGCCCTGGTCCATTGCTGGCGCCGCCGAGGGGGCTGCTGCCGCTACCGGGCTCGGGATCGAAGCTTGGATCTGCTGGCTCATAGCTACCCGAGTAGGTTAGTTCTTGCGCGAGGTGGTCAAACGTCCTGTATAACAGGGGCGTTATGTTTAATCTAGGGTCAGCCCCTAAGGGTTGATCCGGGGCGAGAGGATGTGGCGTTTGCAACATCTGTGATAATAATACTAAAAATTGTTGCATTGCGCTTTGAGTTTGTTGGATCATCCTGAAAGGAAATCCTTTTAACATTTCTTCTCGCTCAGTATCCGTTTTATCCGGGAATAAATAGCGTAAAGCTTCGACACTGTCAACTCCTAATTCCTGCAAATTTCGGACAACAATAGACTTTTGGTTTATGTCGTAGGCCGTGTCCTCATAGACATCGCCTTGGAAGCGGTACGCAACAGTACGATCTCCATCTGGAGGTAAACCAAAAACACCACGTGGGACTGCAGAAGTTGAAAGCGCTTCTTGCACCATCTGTTTTAGTTTTTGGTCAAACTTTTGCTGTTCTACTTCAAAGCGAATTGTCTCTTCAGATGAATCATCGGCAACAGGTTTAGGCTTTTTGAGCTTAACAACAGCGGCAAAACTATCTTTAAAAGTTTCTTCTTGGTGGTAGAGAATCATCTCCAACAACTTACAAAACCCGTACACCAAGAAACTTTTATTTTTTCTTAGTGCTGTGGCTTGAGCGCGACCCATCAAACCCTTAATTTCTGTGGCAGTGGCACCAGCAGAAACTGAAATTTCATCAACACCGCCTAATGCTGTCCGAATTTCTTCACGCAGCATTAAAGCCCATCGGTTCATGTCCCCGTTAACAGGGTCTGGTGTCATGTAACCAACACGATCCGAAGGCTCGACGTTGGCAATAATTCGAGGGACTCTCAGCCCGCCCATCAAACCACTGGAACCAAAAGGCTCGCTTACTCGTGTCGAGGGGGTATCGCGACCAGCAAATCCACTTTGACTACTAATTGTTGGACGGAAAGTGCGATCAGAGTCGCTAGCTTCGACAAGATCACTACGAGGACGCGAACTAATAAGTGTCGGATTACCAAAAAATTCAATATTTTTAGCAATGTTCGTATTTAAGGTGTCATGAAGAACAATTTGTTCCATAAAAGGTTCAAATTCGCCTTCACCAGAAGTACCACTACTGTCTGGTTTGTTAAGAACCTCAACAGCAGGTATAAATCCAAGTGTATTTTCTCGCGTATTTCTTGAAGTGACGAGTCCTCCTGGCTCCAGGTCAAAACTCAACTCTGTATTAGACTCAAATTCAGATATACGTTCTTCGGTAATAGAAATTCGGACATAGCGTTCGTTTAAACCTGCTGTATCAGAAGGTAAACCAATGTTAGAACTACGAATTTTATATTTGTAGATTATTACAACTTCATCTAAGTTTCCGTTTACATCGTGGTAAACACGATACTGATCTTTAGAAAAAAAGTATATTTGATACTTTAATTTGGGGTCAGGTCGAAAATAAAATAAGCCACATCCGTCGATTAAAAAATTACGAATAATCGAAGGAAAACGAATATCAATTTTATTTAAAGTAATCAAGCTATCTAAAAATTTAGATCTAGCTTTATAAGTGTCTTGTTCACAATAAAAAGTCAAGCCCTTCTTAATCATCAACAGCGTCATTTGCTGGATGTGACTAAGAACGACTAAAGTAGACGCCTGCTTGGATCTATCTTGAGTCCGCGAAGCCTCAAGAATTTCTTGAAAGCGTTGACGGACTCCGATCTGGTCGGCCATTCTGTTAACTACACAACGAAATTAAAAATTTAAAATTAAGCTTTTTTACCTGCAGCTTTAACTTTTTTAGCTTTCCTCAAAGCTTCCTTACGCTTCTCCATTTTTTCTTCCTTATCTCCGTGTTTACCCTCGTGCTTTGCCTTATTGGCAAAGTGCTCACGGAGTTGTTCGGGCATCTGGTTAGCCATCGGGAAGCAGATAATTTCTTACTCTATCTAGTTTAAACAACTCTGGCGGTAATAGGTCATGTGGGTACGCTTGTAAAATATGATCTTTTCGACCTAAAGGATCTGTACTCCCCGGTAAAGCTTTATAAGAATCTAAAAAGTCTAACATTTCTTGGCTGTAGGCAGGAGCATGTGCGTTAGGGATATCGTCGTAGCAATGAGAAAACGATGTGAGTTTTCGTTTCATCCGAGCCGAGTCACCCATCCAAGAAAAATGCCAACCGCAATCGCAATCCCCCACAACAAGGCCATTGTCCTTCATTCGGATTTGCGAAGGTGTTTCTTCTAGGTGATTGTATAAAACCACGGTGCCACAAGTCCAGTTATTTGGGGGTTTGGAAGGATCACCTTTCGGATCAATAACTCTAAGATCTGCCCTCCCGTAAAACATAGGCATCGACAGACGTACACACCGGTCTGGATTCGCTTTCGCAATTTCGACAGCTTGTAAAACCGCCTCCGGTTTCGGTATTTCATCGACATCACTAAAGAAAAAGACGGAATCTGGTGGAGTTAAGCGCATCCCCACAGCGAGAGCGTCGCGTTGTGCGTATTCCCGTACCCATGGATTAGGAGCTACTTCCTTAGAAGGCAACTCAACGTGAAGAACTTGTATTTTTTCCTCAGGTAAACCTAGTTCTCGAATCGTATCAAGACAAGTAAAGGGTTTTGGGTCCCCTTTAAACGTCAAATTTCCATCCGTAATGATAAAGCCGTCAACAATATCCTTTAAAAGATTTACCCTTAGTTCAAGGAGTTCTTTTTCGTCAAAATATAAAAAACAATCGTAGAGCACGACCTTTAGGCGAGTGTCACTATGATGCTAGCACTGACTTGGTTGGATTACCATTTCCTGCTCGCGCTGTAAGAGAGCTTTGTGTTGGTCCTTTCTGAGTTGCCTTATTGATCGCAGACTGAATCAGCCTGTTTTTTACATCTTCCATAAACGTTTCGGAACTATGCACCGGTGAATCAGGCTCGTAAGCTTCTTTTCGTGTAGGAAAAAAATCGTGCCTCATTGGTTGATCTACGCTGCGTTGATACTGAGTTTGCTGACCTGCGGCAGATTCCTGCTTTGCAAAAGCATCCGAGAAAAAATCCCTAGCTTGATTAAAAGGGTTAGACATAATTAGCTTGCCTTTCTCTTAATATACTCAGAAGCTCTCCGACGAGCCTCACGAGCTTTTTCTGTATTAGGAACGTGGGTATTGACGGGTTTATTACCAGCCGTTTCTTTTTTCTTTTTTTCGTCCGTTTCACGTCTTTCGGCAGGGCTCATTTGTGCCCACGCTGAACGAGGTAAATAACGTTCTGTGCGCCCGTGCTCGCGAGCTAAATCAGGCATTTCTCCTTTCCTCATCCCTGACCTTTTCTTGAATTGCTCTATAAAGTAAATCTTCTGTTGTAGATGCAATGATTTTAGCTAAGGTTGGATCTAACGAATCAGCACTAAACCTAGACCTACTTTTAGTAAGTCCTCTAAGCATATCATCAGACGTAGGTAAGTTACGCTCTCGATAGCTTTTACCCGATCCAGTTAAGGCATCGACAAGTGATGAAGGGGTCATTGTTTTTCTCGGTTGGATTCGTATTCTTCTTTAGTCTGCCAATCTTCTTTACCCCATTGGCGTAGACGATTGCTCTCGGATTTTTTTCCTTCGTAGGAACCGCCAGCATCTTTATAATACTTCACAGCAAGCTGCATGGCACGAGCACTGTGCCCGCCCATCTTTTTACGAGCTTTAGCTTTTGCTTGAGCCCATTTTGCAGGGTCACGTTTTTTAGCAATGTCAGCCATTAGTAAAGAACGTATACGTGATCTACTGTGCTTATTCCGCTTATTGCTGTGGCAGATACAGGTAAAAATACGTCTGTACGAATATGATCAAAACTAATAAAAGAGCTGGGAGAATCAGCTAATTGAACAATTAAAGTTTTGTCTGCATTTCTGTTCGCCGTCTCCACATACAGAGCTCTGCACGCAGGAAAAACTTTATTAGTTCCCGCGCTAACCATAAACCCACTGGCATAGGGAAGAGTGGCTGAAAAACCATAACGACTGCCAAAAGCCCTAACGTCCATGTTTACTCAACTGTTTCTATAAGTTTAGCCAAATAAACCGCAGCTTTCTGTAAATCCTCTTTTCCATTTTTTTCCTCCCAGCGCCACATGTACTTAAAAATACAACACTCTAAATACCCTTGAAATTTACTAAGGCCGACAGATGCTAGCTGCGCGTCATAGCATTCCATACCATTCCGGACATAATAATCTGGGTTAGTATTGTCCTTTGGCGGGGTTAAACCAGTAGATTGTTCCATTTTTTGATTCTATGTACTTCCGCAATGCATAGGCTTCTAATTTTGGTAAAACTTCACACTTATGCTTTTTGTTCAAAACGTAGCAGATCGATACAAAACGGGCACCGCCATGTAACACTGTTTTATATGGTTAACATACTTTCACAGCATATCAATAGGTCAGGATCACATAATAAATTTTTTGTGTATTTGTCGTCGTCATGACAAATCAGCCCACAAGGAAGGATCTCGTAATGGTCTTTAACCTTACGTACAGGAACGCAACGCCTATGCTCAAAACCAAAAGGAGGGTTTTCAAAAGCTAAACCCATCGAGCTCCGGTCAGCTATAGGCCAATTTCTAATCCCAACTTTCTCATAACTTTTCTGAGGATCATAGCTATCGGAACGAATATAGTAGTCTCCGTCTTCTTGGTTTAGGATCATAGCTCCGTAATAAGGATTAGCTAAAGCAACGAAAAAACTAACAGAGTGGTCTACAACTAAAACATTGGGGACTTTATAGCCCTGAGTAGACCAGACATTAGGGGTTTCTTTAGTAAGGGAATATCGGTAATA